TCCGATGCGACTGGTAAGGCATCTAGCACCGCAGGTGCAGGTCTGATCCTCGGTCGCACCCTAGACGTCATCGGTACTGCCGGTGCTGGACAATATATCCGGGTAAAACTGGGTAACGAAGCTGGTTCTTAATAAAAGGAGGTAAACTACCATGATGAACCTAGATCAAGTGCGTGGATCGACTCGCGCCTTGACGTAAAATAATAAAATCGGGTGAATTGCGGGGAGGCTAAGCAAACGGTATGCTAATCCGCAGCCAAGCTGAGAGTGGGCTTAGTGCTCTCAGAAGGTTCAGAGACTAGACAGTGAGTCCCAACAATAATCTGTCCACGAGCGCCCGACCGGAACGTAGTTCCGGATGATATAGTCCGACACTCCAGGACCACAAGGTCCGTGAACCTCGACAACTGAATAAACAACAATCGATGTTCACACGAAAGTTGGAGAACAGGGTGTATTAAAAGACCCTGTGAAACACTTTTGGTGATCGATCCGATCCTCACGCAAATCGCACAAGGTTAATTTGTAGCCGTGCCACGAAGTAATTTGTGGTATAATTAGGGGGTGAATTGCGGGAAAGCCTAACCTGTTTGCGCAGCAAACGGCATGGTAATCCGCAGCCAAGATGCTTTGGGAACAGAGCATAAGGTTCAGAGACTAGAAGCCGAGTCCAGAATGGACAGTAATGCTTCCACGAGTGCCCTCCAGCCAATTGGCTGAAGATATAGTCCGAACTCATAAGAAATTATGAGAAGTAGAAGATAAAGAGCTTCTACGGTAACAAATTGTATAAGAATACAGATGGTGTAGCGACTTTCTTCGCTCCGGCCGTTTCTATGAACGTCCGAGCAGGTAGAACGCTCACCTTCGGGAAAGAAGCGTTATAATACAGCATAGCGCCAATCGTAATCATGATTTTCACCTACGAAAAGCTTAAAAAGATCGACCATAAAGAGTTTGTTTGCTCTGGGGTGTATAGAATATACACTTCAGATTGCAAAATAAACTATGTTGGTATTTCAGTAAACGTTTTTAGGCGCTGGAAAGAACACCTTTCTAGGGGTAGAAGCTCTGGAGCTAAAGGATTGAGTAAATCTCTAAAAACTGTTAACAAAGACTCTCTACTATTCGAAGTCTTAGTTTATTGTAAAAACATAGATCTTTTGAAGTTAATGGAGAGAGGTTATATTGAAAAGTATGACTCTTTCTTAAACGGTCAAAATGGTGACCATGGGGGATCTCTTAATCCAACTACAAGAGAGATGGCTATGAAAGGAGGGATAGCTTGTTTAAATCAGAAAAGGGGTGTACACTCTTTGAGTAAAGAACAAAAGGCTACTAACTCTAAAATAGCTGGATCTAGGGCTAGAGATTTAGGAAAAGGTATACATGCTCTATCCTCTGAAAAAAAGTCCAAATACGGGTATCTGGGGGGCAAAACTTCTAGATATATTTGGAAGATAAGAGTTGGTGGTATTACTCACACATCTCAGATAAATGAAGGCCTAGAAAATCTCTGCAAAAGGGTGAATTTCCCCTACCGAAAAGCAGTTAAGGTATTCTACGAGTACGAAGGCTTTCATAAGAAAAGTGGAGTAAAAGTTTCCAGAATTACGATTGAAAACTCGGTGAAATCGGTGGAACTCCGTGAATATGACACGGACAATACCGAGCCAAGCCAAAAACAGACCAATTAGGTTTTTGGAAGGTGTAACGACTAGGGAGTGAGATGGTCTATCAATAACCTCCCCACGAGCGCCGAGCCCCGGATTTAATTCGGGTGATGATATAGTCTGAACTGCATGGTAACATGCAGAAGTTTAGGATAAAGAGCCTAAACGATAACATAATTGTTGCTGCACAGACCTTCCTGCGTGCCCCTGGTACTAACATTCAGAAAATTCAGAATGAATTTGGTACCCGGAGCTTCTCTCTTCGTCAAGAAGCCATTAGCTGGTCTATTGCCGAGGAAGTAGCTGCTGAAGCCAAAAACGGTGCTGCCGCTATCGACCTTCGCGCATACGCCGCCAAGGATGCCGCTAACAGACTGCAACAGAGCTGGGAAGTCGAAGTCGCCAAGCGTGTACTCGACGTGACCCAGTACGAGACTGGTAACGTTCTCGATCTGGCCACCTACAACTCCGGTGCCGACCAATTCAATAGCCCGACTGCTGATGTGGAAGTCCTGATGGACGACCTCAAAGAGCAAGTTCGTAGCCAAATTGGTTGTTATCCGAACAAACTCGTGCTTAGCCCCGATGCGTTCAACGCCCTGAAGCGTAACAAGCGTATTCGTGACTTCATGCAGCGCGGTGTGCTGGTGAACGAGAAGACCCTCGCTGAGATCTTCGGTCTCGACGAAATCCGTGTCGCTCGTCGTCTCAAGCTCGGAGAAGATAATGCTAGCCTGGAGAACATCTACAACAACGTGGGTCTTCTCTTCTACCATCCCTCCGGTGCTACCGATGGTTTCACTCCTGCCATGGACTCCAACTATGGTACTCCGGCATTTGCGTACACTTATACGCTGTCCGGCTATCCCATCTCGACCCCCGAGCGTTTCAACATGGATCGCCGTGTGTTCGAGGGTGACATCCTTGTCGAGCGCAGCTTCGAGCTGGTCGGCATGGGTGAATCCGGTCGCTGCGGTGCTGGTGCTGTGATTCTGAATCCTGTAGCCGCTTCCTGAAGCGATTAATTTCAGCCCTCCCCAACCGGGAGGGCTTTTTTTTTTCACCTCCTCTGCGTTGAAAGCTATATAGAAGAAGTATCATCGGCTTATGCCATACACCCCGCCCCCTGACGCATATGGTGTCGCTAACAACTGCGACCCCGCTACAGTCGACTACTTCATTGAGGTGTTTGGCTTCAATGAGGCGTTGGAACTATCGAGGCTAGAGGACCCGACGGCGAATACGATCAACTATCAGCGCATTCAAGTCGCTCTTAATGACAGCGCGACACTGATTAATAATTTCATCGAGACTGCACCGCCGCAGGGTAAGCTGCTCATTGCCGGTTCTTATCGTCGTACGCAAGCGACTCTGGCCCGGTGGTACTTGGATACCCTCAGGCCCCGACAACAGGTCGTAGACGCCGCAGAGGCGGCCCTGAAGCAACTCGACCTGTGGTCGAGTAAGAGCGATAAGGCTTCCGGTTTCAGGTGGCAGGAGTCATATTCTTATTGGAACAGTTCATGTTCAATGGTTATGTCTAATACTCAGCGCGACCGGTCATTCACTCCTGCATCTCTGTCTCGCTGGGAGCAGCGCTGGGGCACCAACAACAGGTGGTCGCCATATGTTCGTAAAGGAGCGCTGGTGGCGGATAATGTGACTCCAAGACAACCCAGTGGTTCTCTGGATAGGCAGAACCCCACCCTGATTGGAGATAGCACGCTGGCCGTCAATAAACTCTTCGACGAGCTTGAAACCACCCGAGACGTCGCGTCGTTCACTGATACCCAGAACGCAGCTAAACCGGAAGAGGGGGATGTCCTGGTAGTGGAAAATACGGACGGCGATATTACTACCGGCGGCCTAGAAGAAGCCGACAGCTTCTGACACGATTAAGAGGATTGAACAATGCTAAGTGGAGATGAAAATCAAACATACGGGTACGACCCGCTTAACCCTGGAACACCAGGTGGATCAAGCATGCTCACTATCGTCCCCAATCCTGGGACTACGGCATGCGGGTACAATAACAACGCATTAATGGGGTTGACCCATAGCAATTTCGGTGTTTTCCCGGATTCTACCCCTTACAAGCAATCAGCGAGTGAATTAAGGCAGTACATCATTAACCTTGAGGCTACTAGGCGTTTACGTGACCTCGCCGACATCAACTTTACTCGTTCTCCTATGCCCGGAGACATAATGGCGTATAATTATACTACCGGGCTCTGGGAACTCCTGGATTTCGTATCAGGCGGGGAGTTCTAAGGCCTCCCAAGAGCCATCGTCGGTAGAGTAATAGACACTCCGAATCTTTGATTCGCTGATGGCGAGTTGACACACTGCGCAGGGCTTAGAGAGACGGAATTTGCCAGACTTATCTAGTCTGCCAACAACAAGAGTGTCACAGGACTCCTTTGCCCTTAACAACGCCCTTATCTCGGCGTGTAAAGACCGGCGATAGGGTTCGCCGGCCATATCGGCTAAGCGGGACTGGAAGGGATGTGTTTTTCCCTCCATATTCGATGCGCTGACAACGAGTCGGTTTTTACGGAAGAGAAGGCAACCTACACGCCTCCTGCTCGTAGAAGACAGGGCAACACTTCTTACCTGATCTTCAACTCTCCTATCAATTTTCAAGCTCCTTAGCCTTCCTCATACAAGCTTCTCCCCAGCTTAACACATCTTGTTCCCTGAAATACTTCGAGACAGGAACTTCTTGATCCAAAACCCTCTCGCCGCTGTCTAGACGCTCCATGCGTAGGTAACCATAGGTGTCCGTCTGCATAAGGACGTAGCAGCGATAAGTTTTGTCAAGAGTGTTTTCCCAGGTGACTTTGTTAGACATAGCGAGAAGGATAAGGTGTCTTAGGGCGTAAAACCCCATCACGAACCCCATCACTATAGCAAGAAAACCTAGCAGAAGCAAGGTTAAGAGAATCGATAGAATTATCGACGTTTCAAAGTTCATGGAATGCGTTGAAAGCTAATAAGACGTTAACACAACCCTAATGCTCCTCGAGATCGAGAATCAACTCTATCGTCGTGTCCATGGGACTCTTGGCCAAAGCGCCGTGGTCCTTAGGCTCGCAGAGGAACTCGACCAATCAGGTCGAGTGGCTGAAGGGGTAATGATAATCGTCGCGTTTACAAACGGAAACACAGATAACCCTAATAAAGGGGCGTACATACCTACTGTACGTAAGAGATCGTTAAATTATACCCTAACTCTAGTACAAAAGCAAGCACAGAGGGAAGGACACTCTTTCTGTCTTCCTATTCTCGATTTGTTGGCAGATTCTATAACAGGATGGGTACCTGAAATACCAGGTCTCGAGTTTCAAACCGGTTTCGAATTGGGATCGGAACGTTTCGTTCAAGTAACAAAAGAGGCGTCTCAGTTTATCTACGAGCAATCATATACCATCGAAGTGTTGATGCCGGATGGTAGATTTTACTCCCAGCCCTGCGCAGCATTCGATCCTATCGAGGTGGGTGATTTCCTTCCTATCCGTAAGTGCCTGGTTACCCCGGGCTCTGAAAGTCGGCAGACCGGCCTCGCTGTATGGCGACGGACGATAGGAGAGGGAGAGGTCCAGAAGTATGTGGTGGAAGACAACAGGTGTGGAAGGCTTACAGGGGACAACTTGAGCGTTCAGTGTACTGGCGAGGAGGGATCCGGCAACGCCACTTACGAATTTATTCCCATCACCGCTATTGGAACTGATGGCAGTATAGATAACAGCAAGGTTGTGACTGGAACTCTCACTAATGTGTGGAAATGTACGAGGGAAGGTATAAAATCTGAGGAGACTATACCTCCGTGGTTTAAACTCAACATCGAAATGGGTCTGTGGAGAAATAGCATAGGAACCGTACCCAATACCGAGGCAGAAACAAGCGCTTATCAGGTTATAACACAAGATTTGAATAGAAGGTATAATGAGGATACTGCCACGTAATCCTTTTCTACCCCTCCCCGCCATGGAAACCGAATTTATCGACGCTCTAACAGCGCAATACAATCTTGCCGGAGCAGCCCAGCTAGCTCACTGGAACTCAGTGGGCGAGAATTTTTACTCCTTCCATCTTTTGTTTATGAGAATCTACGAGATGGTGGAAGAAAAGATTGATACACTTGCCGAGCAGGCAAGAGGCAAAGGTATTGAGATCCCCGCTAAAATTTTTAATAGTGTTCCCGAAATTGAGTGGGACGATTGTAGTGAATTGGCCAAAGAAATCCTCAAGGTGTGTGAAGAACTGTGCGAGGCTCTAGACAAACTGCACAAAAAGGCGGATGAAAAAGCTGAGTACGGTGTTCTTAATGTAATCGAGGACATCTTATCCGATTGCAACACGGTAAAATACCTACTCAGCTCAGTCATCAACAAGATCTAGCTAGAGGATCGTATAGCAGACGGGGATTAGCCCGGAGCTAGGAGAACCTATCCTAATGAATGCTCCGTAGGACAAATCAAGGATGCGTCCGCCGCTATAAGGTCCCCTGTCATTGACCTTTACAACCACGGATCTCTTACTCTTCCTGTTGGTGACCCTGACTCTCGTGCCCATGGGCAACCTCTTGTGAGCCGTAGTCATCTTGCCGGGGCGCATAACCTCCCCAGAAGCAGTAATTTGGCCTGCAAATCCATCGCCCCTACCATAATACGAGGCGATGCCGCACTGTGTCGCGGCGACAAGTTCTGCTAGAAAAATCAAACCTATGAAGAGGGCTCTAAACTCCTCAGAGAGTTTAGCACAGGGACGAGGCTTGTAATCGTATGGGCACGGCCATCCGGCTCGGGGGTAGTCTGGGAGACGGTCACCGTACTCGCCATAGCCGCCTTCCTAAAAATCTTATCGATCTCGATACTACTGAACCAGGCATTGGCATGTGGCATCTCGCAGATCCCGTAGTTATACCGCAGCCACGCCCAAGACCAGAGGTGGGCTACTTGATACAGAGCGGCGACGACATCGGCGTCAGATTCTTGGCACATGTATAAAACACTGTCATGAACCGACATGCAGAACCTAGCCTTTACACCATACCTCTTAGTCAAGTATTCCATCGCAGTCAAAAAGGCATGCAGCATCGCGCTTCCGGTAGACTGGATAACCCAGTTATTCCTCATAGTGAAGAAATCTTTCCCTACATTTTGAGGACGGAAAGCAGTAGACATTCTGGTGCCACTTAGAGGGTTTCTAGGAATTTCCGAGTTAGCAATCCTGGACATCTCATTGTAGGCAAAGGAGTCGCTGCCACCTATTAGATTGCCAGAGAGATCGCTGGCCTTCTTACCCTTCTTCCTCTCGATTAGGGTTTTTCCCATCTTCTCTGCATCTTGTACACTAATAGTTTTATTTCCCTTCCTAATAGTAGCGGCTAGAGTTTTAACGCCGGAACCATAAAGCATGCCATAATTACATCCCTTAGCGATAGACCTAGAGATACCGATAGTTTTCGCTGTCATCGTATGCATATCAGTGCCGTCTTCCTTCGATCCGGCAAGAACGCTATGGCCGAACTGCGTGCTGCCAGCAATCTTGTGTTCCGAGTCTGCAAAGATCGAAGCGACTACTGATTCTTGACCGTCATAGTCGGAGGATACAAAGGTCCAGGGAGAACTGACTTGAACCCTGGTCTTCACCTCAGTACCAATCTTGTCCGGCTTAGGATCGGGCACTGTGAGCCAGAGGTGTTCACCAGCCCGGTTAGTAGCAGTATTGTGAGGGATGGTCTGGGGGACTACTACGGTCAGATTAGAGTCCAGGGAGGGCAGGGGTAACTGCTCTTTCACCCTGCTACGGACAGAGGTCCAGTAAGACACCTTGACGGCCAACTGGATCAACTCTTGAGCCTGAGGTAGATCGCTGGACAGCACGCCTGATTCGAAATCGTCAATGTAATCTTTACTAAGAACTCCTCCTACGTTAAGACCCTCCCCGTTGGGGTGGGGAACTCGCACATACTCGAACTTTTCAACATCGAGATAAGTCCAGCCCTTGGAGCTGTCATAAATCATAGGTTGTCCGTTCCACTTCAATCTCAGCAAAATGTGGCTAAGCCTGCTCTTTGTGGTGATAGGCTCGAGAACGATTTTTCCCAACTCTCTGTCGTTCTTAGCATTTTTTCTGTACCACATGGGAATTCCGTACCAAACAGATTTAGGCTGTCCGTTCTTTTTCAAAGAAAAATTAGCCTCCCAGTCTAGCTGAGAGAGCCAGGGATCAGATTCCACATCAATTGCATCGTTCTTCCAGTCTTCAAGTAACTGCTCTGCTAACCTGCTAAGGAGTTCGTCTTGCCTGTCTACAGACTCGGACCAGATCTTTTCACACCCCTCGACCCAATCCTTCCAACCCGGAGTTACCGGGAGAATCGAAGATGTCTGAGCAAAATGCCCGTAGAGAGTCGTCAGAGATGGGTTAGATTGGAGGTATTTGACGATAAGGACGGCATACAGCTCGTGGGTTACTTTCACATCTCTTAGGGCGTAAGAGACGAGTTCTTCTCTGTCGGGGACAAAATCCGAAATCGAGTCGGCTACGACGAAGAGGTTCCGGGTCTTCTTAGATTCTTTCTCCATCCTGACTACAGGACAGCAGTGAAAGTTATAAGCATCGACCAGATTGTTCATCGAGCCTTTATCCGCCCACTTAGGTGGAGTTTTACTCTCAAACCTGTTCATATCCGCACTCTGTCTAAACCAGAATCGCTGATCTGAAGCTAGTCCGGAGACATTGATATGGGCGGACAGTGTGTCGAACCAAAGGTTTCCGAAGGGTTTGCTGGGATTAAACGGATCGTGCTCTAGGTAGTAAGCCTCCTCCGTCCTCTGCCTATCAAACCCCACATTGTGGGCTATTAGAATGGAATTAGTAGTACCAAGGGGTACGAGTTGGGGGACATAGGGTATCTCGGGGTCAACAAAAGACTCGTGCATCCAGATCCAGTAAGATCCGGGAGAGAATGCGGTGGCAAGGATTGGGTGCCCGAAGTCAGTCCCTTTTACGAAGGTTTCGCAGTCGAAGATAGCAATATCAACGCCGCTCAGGCCTTTGTCGCCCCTGACATCTACGTGCCATTCGCAGAGTTCATCGCACCAGGTATAGCGTACCCAGCCGGCTTTGTACACTATATCTGAAGGGTCAGGTATGTCCAGGGTATCGGTATCAGCAAAGCTGCGGAGAGTTTTTACTTTATCGCGCAACAGATCTCTGCTTATCTTGTCAAAATGATCTGATATGTTCGAGTCTTCGAGACTGGGTAGGTAAAAGTCGGGGAGTTCTGTAAAAGACTTAGGATTTTTGATGGGGAATTCTACCCCAAACTTCTCCATCTCATCGATGATAGGGTTTACCTCGGACCGGTCCGGGCAATAGGATTCCACAGCTTCTTTGCCGAACACCGTCTTAGTCATCTCAGGACTGAGGACGGAGTATCCGAGGGGATTAAGATGACCCATGAAGACCCATAGAGACCCAAGTTAGTAGTATATCACAGTCTCGTCCCGATCGCTGTAGTACACCGACGTGGTCTCTAGATTAGTCCCATCTAAGATGTGGACATTCCTGTGGTGGTATGGTATCCCGTAGTGCCCGAAAAAATACTGGTATGCCGGATGAATCATGTGTTTTGATAAGTCCTCATCCCTGTACCAGGAATACCCTGGACCAAAGATAACTGTATCTCTCGTTACATTTTGCCCGCTGTGGGGGTAATAGGCATGAGCGAGCCTGAAGTTGCCGGGAAGTTCGAGACTAAGGGGTGCGCTGGAGAGCATAGAGATGTAGTGTAGTCTTTCCGACATCTCTAGGGATTTTAAGCACTCCAGGGTATGGAGTAGCTCTTTTTTCTTTATCTTTTTCTCTGGCATTATGAGACTCTTTAACACATAATTTTCGTTATTTCCCAGTATAAGAGTCCCTCTTCCCCCCTCTATAAGGTTTGATACCATCCGAAGGATTTTAAGAGGAGAGCTGGGCTTATGTCTTTTGAAAAACGGCTTGTGGTGTAATATGTCTCCCAACAAAACGTGATGATACTTCTTGTTCTTGTCTCTGTCCAAAATACCCTGCAGGAGCCTGTACCTACCGTGCAGGTCTCCTACAAAAGCATAAGGACCTTCAGTCACACCTCGTACATTCTCGCTTCCGGAGCCCACGGATTTTCCTCTAAGTACTTCTTAAATGCCATTGTAGGACAGTGATCGGGGCAGAACAAGGCTTTGAGAATGCGTAGCATGGGAATTAGTACAGTGTGCACTGAGTAGAGCTTAGTACGGTGAACGAGTTTTGACCGCAAATATCTTGAGCCCACCATATTGCGTAGTGACCGGGAAAGTCGGCGATTGTGTGTAGCACACGATACAACTTATTGTTAGAAGTTACGATTCGGCCACGCATGCTCGTACTGATAGGGTGCTCGGGAAGGGGGGGAGAAGAAAAAGTCAGCAAGTTCTATCTGACTCAGTAGCACTGAGCTTAGAGCGGCCATACCCAGTCCCATCCAGATAAATCTGTTGGTTCGACTGAAGTTATCCGAAAGAGCTTTAATCTCCCCCTTAAGCTCTGTCTTAGTCTTTTCAATATTTCTCAGTGAATCACTGCTGTCTTCGGCAGCTTTTTCAATCCTCTCATCATGTCTAATCAGAATCTGAGAAATATTATTGTTAGACTCTGATATCTTTTCTACAGCCTGCTCTAGCTTAGTGAGCATTTGCTTGCTTACCTCATCGTAAGCAGATAATCGCTCTTCAAGAAGAGATACCCTTGTCTTAAAGGGTACCTCTTGAGAACCAAAAACAGACATGATGAGGTCTAATTGAAAAAGTATTTCCAATTAGCTTTCAACTACCAAAGGCCCGGAATTACCTGACCAGTGACAGCGTATGCACCGAGGGCTGCGATGAGGCCTAGTAGGGCTAGGCGTGAGTTCCAGAGTTCTACTGATTCGGGTGAAGGCATGGCGGTAAGGGGTAGGGTTAGCGAAGATCTTAAATCTTCTTACTATCCTTTCAACGATTTTAGAGAATGCACGTATTCTTTCTTTTTTTTCTCCTGTTGTTTTTTCTTGGAGCAGTGGTAGATGATGAACGTAGGTTCCATTAGAACAAAAGACAATTACAATTAGCTTTCAACAGTGGGATAGGGGCACTGGGATTCGAACCCAGACCTCGCGCTAATCTGGCGCTAATACGGAGTATAAGACCGCTGTTCTGCCATTGAACTATGCCCCCACAGGTACCATCACTGCTCTGTGCCCCGAGTCCTCGTCGTAAATTCCGACAATTTCCCCCTGCTCAACCCTATCAAAGAGTTCGTCCCAGTTTTCCTGCCAGTATTCGACAGAGTAGAACTCGATTTCCATGGAAGTGATGGTGTATTACCACCGTCATCTTAGCACATCTTGGCAGGTTGTGCGGCTGGCGGAGAAAAACTCGATCAAGGAGGATACGATGTTATCGGTATCCACATCGCCGCAGGTAAAGATGTCCACAGCCGCGCTCTGGTACTCTGGCCAGGTATGGATAGAAAAATGCGAAGTGGTGAGGAGGGAGATTAGGGTGTATCCTTGTGGCTGGAACTGATACTCCATGGTATCGACCACCTCGGCTCCTGAGGCGGCTAGCAATAGGCAGATGTGGTCCCTGAACTCTTTAACGGTCCTGAGACGCCCTACATTAGCGCAGTCGTATAGGTTTAACAGGACATGATGTCCCATGTTAAGTGTTGGGTTCAAGATTAGCAACTAAGTAGACCTCGGTAACCGAAGGATACCTACTTGCTTTCACCTTTTTGTAGGAGTAGAAGTGAGGGTGAAACAAACTGCCATCGAATTGGTCTGTTAGCTCTGACGTCTTTCTGCCCCACTTTTCATAGAGCGAACTTACACAGATTTTATAGCCCATCTGTGCGAGCTCGGTTAAATCTTTTAAAAGGTGTTCGAATTTCTTTTTTGTCCAAGAATAGCCGCAGCCATACGATGCGAATTGACTCGGGATATGGAAATATATGACAGAATTGTCTCCCAGGTCGGAGGTGGGAAAATTATAAATACTCCGCTTTCTATACTTAATATTCTTATCCTTATGGAGGTCAGACCAGGCTCTTATAGCCTCGTAATCCGGAGTAGTTGGATTGTGCTCGCCAATAACCTTCCATTTATCATAATGAACATTAAAACTACTCATTGCTAATATACAATAGTACCTAGACATATCTTCCCAAGTATTTAACTGCTTGGGACGAGAATAATTATTATATGATGATAACCAAGAGCATCTTGTTTTCCAGTCTAAGCCGTTATCGAAGGTATTTTCCCACATATCTTTTATATAGCTAAAGGCGGGAGGTACAGTTAGAAACTTATGCAGCTCAAGGTGGTATCTCTCGGTAGAGCAGAAGATCAAGTTGTCCGATCCACTCGCATAGGGTAAATCTCCTGATCCCACGTCGAGGGTTAGGATATTCATCTCGGAAAGAGAGTTAAAATCGGACAAAAATTGACCATGAGTCCTCGTACTTCGCCCGGGGCACAGTAATACGGTCACTTTGTCTTAAATTTCCTCCAATTTTTGCCAGTATAGTAGCATATAAGCTCGTTTGAGAATATTCTCACTGTCCCGGGCTTAATTCCCAACCATCTCTTCTTATTTCCCTCCTCAAACATCCTTTTTAATTTATATTCCATATCTTCGCCCGAGGAAGTCACACATTTCTCTACTTTTTTGAGTATTTCTACCATATCACTGTTTTTTATCTTAACAAACAACAAAGAGCTAGAGAATTCTAGAAAACTTCTCTTTCTAAAAGAGAGATTTATGTAAGATAACGGGTCTAAACTCGAATATAGCTCGAGTTCGTTCAATTTCACTTCAAAGTACTCGTCCGAGCTAACACGGTGTCTGATAATGCGGGAAGAGGAACCCTCTAATGTACTCATTTGCAAAATCCGGCCCGAAGTACGACTTCAGTATACCATGGGCCGGGTCGTTATCGGCCATATACCGGTCAAAACCGGAAAACCGGTCGGGATTTGGGGCTGTGGAAACGGGCATACCGGACAAAGCGGCGATATACGCCGATACGCGCCTTTTACAGTCTGTCACATACTCGTTATAGAAGTTTTCTTTGTCCTTTCTGTGCCAAAGCTTACCAGAAAAGTACGTATCTAGGTCATAATGTTTAGAATTCTCTACTATTCTATTGGGTTCAGAGCTAAAAACCTCATTCACAAGGTCATGTTCGCCGTTTGTAGGGTGAAAATCAGTAGCACCAAAGTATCCCTTGGCCGTCATGATGTATTCAGAGCCAAAAATGGGGAAAATAGACTCTGTGCAAGGGTAAATAAGCGAAGTTTCGGCAAAAAATTTCCCTGGAACGTCGAGAATACACGTTCTAGCGTATAAAATCCCCTTACTTTTGTCTTCAGACCGCATTGACCGAAGAAGAGCAGGTTCTTTATAGCGAAGTTTGCTTGACCAGCTAAGCCCTATGGTGTTTTCTAGCCAGTTTTCTCTCTTAAAAATCATGATCTTTAAATCTTACCGTACAATCTGCGAAATCTGGACCAACGAGTTATACTAGGTGTTATTCCTAGGCTCTTGCAGACCTCAAGATAGCTATGGAATTCATACCATGGGGTCGATTCCATCTCTGATTGACTTAGACATTTTGTAGAATTTACCTGGAACATGGCCTCTTTTCATCATAAAGGTGTCGTAACGCAGTCTAAGGAGTAATCGTTGCTTCATCAGGAACATTTGAACAAAAATCCATGGACTTCTTACCAGTTTTAGGTATAAATACTCAGAAACATTGGGATCCACAGACACCATATAAAGGAGTATGAGTAGTGGAAGCAGGTAAAGGTAGTCCATGGTGGAATAAAACATCTACTCTGCTTTCAACAGCAGTTCTTGTATGTCTCTTAACTGGTGTTTTGGGACAAAATACGCAGGTCTGCCTCCCGCCGGGTCGGCCCAAAATTCCTGTTTCATCATGTCACCCGCTACACACCAGCCGTGAATGAATACTTTTCCCTGCTCGATGGTAACGAGGACGAGATTTTTTCTAGGATCCTCGTCTTTTTGAATAATCAGATCGTACTTATGCTTGCTCCTGGTCTTTACCTCGACATTACCAGGTAAGTCGCAGCTACCTCGTTTAGGGGTTTTGTCCTTAAACAACTGATCTTTATAACCCATAAACGATGCTACTGCCACTTCTCCCATAGTTCCAAGCTCATGCATCTTTAAGGCTTTCTCGCCATACGCAGGAGCTCTGTTCCTGCCTCTGTACCTTCTTGCTTCGTTTACGCTTTGGCGCCTCTTGGCTTCTTCCTGAGCTAGTTTTAGGAGTTCTGGAGACAGATGTACCCTTACCGGTGTTGGCATTGATTTTTTGTAACCACTCGGAAAGTTTAGCACTTATCACTGGGATTGGCAAGTCCTTGTTCTCGGATATAAATGCGTTCCAGGAATTCTTACCCCGCTTAGGTAAGCCTCCCTGCTCGGCCTCGTACCGTATCAGGTCAAGTTGCTGCTTATACTCTTTTCTCCCCTCTCTACTCCTAATTCTTACCTCGTGCATATGCACAGCCCATTTTTCTTCGATTTTTTGTTGTCCCATATTCTCCTTTAACCATTTCCTTACGTATCTGCTGCTAAGTCCTATCTCCTTCCCTTGCTCGATCATTTTTTCCTCTCCGGTAAGGCCCCTCTGCCGAGAGGGGGTTTCTGGGATACTCTCGGTCATCCAGAGGGCCCTTGTAGGGCCTCCTAGGGGCCTTAGAGAGGCAATCTGAGCACAGATGGTATCATCAAGTTCTTGGCCGGTGTGGCATAGCGGCTTAAGGCCGTCTATCTCGTTTTTTACATCGTCACATTCCTTCTCTACCGACTCTTTCTCCGTCCGTATTAAGGTCGATATGGGCACGCTAATCACATACTGAGCCATATCCTCACTCATCTTCCAAGTCTTCGCCACCCTCTCAATAGCAGTCCCTTTATCTTTCGATTTCCTGAGTATATCAATAAACTTGTCAATATCATCAAGAACCTTTATAATAGAAAGTAGACGCTCAACTCTCTCTGAGAGTTTGTCAACCTCCGCGCTATATTTACTAATAAGGTACTTTTCTCTCTCCCGATACCACGTACTAATAGCCTCTTTGACCCCCACGGTGCGCGGCCTATTATCTAACCCTACAGCGACACAATTCACATTATGTGTATACTTAAGTCCCGTATTTCCATGCACCAAAGTTGTTATTAATTCATTTCTCTGCTCTTTCGTTTTCGTCACGAGTACGATCCTAACCCCCTCTCGGCTAGAATGATCGGCAGCGTCGAGAAGTCCGGGAAGCTTATCCTCCTCGGCAAGAGCCCGTACCTTCTCTAGAAACTTCTCGGAAGAACCATTAGCGAGGCGGGTGATCACCAAGGCCGGCCTGGTCGATCTTTTACCCCACTTCATGTCGTCCTGAGTCTCCCACTCCCCAAGGACAGTGATTGATCCCCTACCCTCCTTAAGCGCATTGACAAGGCCATCATCTCTTACGACTCTTCCCCCTTGCGGGAGTTCTGGTGGGTGGGAAAACTTTGCAAGAAAAGACTTATCGCTAATATCCTTGTTCTTAATCCACGCTCTCGTAGAGGCTATCACATCACTGAGGTTATAGGGCACGTAGTGACATGCATATCCAGAGGCGATCCCCTGTGCACCTGTTAATAGTAGAGCGGGTAGCTTAGGAACATATCTGACCAGCTCGCTGCTGGTACCGTCATAGTTCGGCCTCCAGTCTCCCAACCCTCTGGCGACTTCATCCATGTATAATTTCTCTGCCACCTCTGTGGCCCTCACTTCCAGATACCTGGGCGCAGCAGGTGGATCTTCTGATACCATCTGGCCGGCATACTCACCAGTCTGTATCGATCCCCCCGCATTGCCGTGAATATCTGTAAGAACGTATCTCATGGTGCATTGCTGCCCCATGTTAATAATGGTCGATGAACAGTTACCTTGGGGGTGATATCTGCCTAGAACATTCCCCTCCAGCTTTGTAACTTTACAATATGCCGATGAGCTCTTGAGATTCAGATCACTCATCCCCATAAGAACTCGTCTCTGAGCGACTTTGAGCCCGTCTACGATGTCTGGTAGGGCCCGGTTATAAATCGCCGTAGAGTAGGATAAGAAGTCTCCTATCAACTCGTCGGTAATAGATACGCTGTTATTCATTTCCTACGGGATAAACACCGATATTTCGAGACAACAAAAAGTATCCTATATCCTTGTTAAAATACTCGATATAGGTTTCTTGACCATTGAGTATGAAGTTGTTATAATAGTCTTTTACTATATCCATTTCCTCCTCGCTTTGCATCTCTGAGGGGAAGATGCTCCTTAGGCAGAGGGTACCGTCTTCCGGGTCTAGTTCCATAATCTCCACCGTATCACCGAATACGGGGTGTTCTATTCTGACTTTGAAAGTTGTCATATCAACCTGCACAACCTCCTTAATGATGTCTGTACGATCGGATAGATACTGCCCCTCTACGTAAATTTCGGGATATCGCTTTAATCTTTGCATGACTCCTTAGTGCTACAATGCTATCAACTATACACCATAATATTCTATGAATCCCGTCACTGAGCTGAAGAAGATGCTAAAGGAGATGGAAGAGGTTGAGACGGGCAGGAAAAGCCCGAGGATGAAGGACATTAGGGTGAGGAGGGACGTGGCCGATAAACTCGAGGCATGGAAAAAATCATGGGGAGACAAGACTCTAACCGACGCTTTAGACCGGGCACTGACAATGGCTAAGGGAGAACTGCAGAGCCTGGTTGATGATTTGGAGGAATAGTGTTATACTCATAGAGTTGACGTCTACAACGATGAAACAAAAAACTACCTTCGGCCCCTTCGAAACCTTCGTTCACTGCCATGATGACACCTATAACCGGATGGATAAGGCGGGCCGTTGCGGGGTATGCGGTAAACCGACCCATTACAAGTCCTTGTATTCTGCCGAATTCTGCTGTAGTGTAGAGTGCAGCAACGAGCTCTGGTGCGAAATCAGTGAAAAAGTTGCCACGACCCATACCAGGAAGAAAAACTCCCATGGCAAAAGAAAATAAAGTCGAAGAGCTTTACGCTATTGCCACTGACCCCGGGTCAGGAGCCAAGAAACTCTCTTGGGCCTGGGGTCAGACTAAGTCGTCGAGAGTTAGGAAGGCTATTGCCAGTAATCCTAACTCCGACTCAAAAATCTTAGCCATGGCGGCGAGATTGTATATCAAAGAGGTTATTAATAACCCCTCCTTAGAGCTGATTAATCTATTTAACGAAGATAAGTTCGTTAAGGAGATCTATGAGGCTTATATGGATCCCCGCAAATATACCCGGACTAATGTAATCTTTCACTCCAGTGAGAAGGAGAATATTGCCCGAGCGATCGTAGTTTCTCCAAATCTCCGGACCTACGATCCCCTGAGCTCGGTAATTTCTTTTATTAATCAAACAGAATTTACTAGAGAGCTTAAAGACCCCGTTGTAAAGGAAAATATACAGAGGATTGTAAAATCCAATCTTGATCTGATCAATCTACCCACCGCCATCTTCTTCATGAAGTGCGATGTGATCGATATCAATGATTTCGAGTCTTCTCTAGATCAGAGAATGCCCGAGGCCAGGTCTTCCAACTGGGTAGGTAAATCTACCTACTGTAAGTTTTTCTCTAACTTGTCTGAAAGTTCTGCGACCTACGAGACCCTGCTGAAGTTTATTTACACAGCTACTCCGGGTAATGTCAGGGACTTTATCAAGGTGGTCAGGGGAGATGCCAACGCATCGTCTGATGAGCTGCTAGATTTGTATGCCAGCTTGTATAAAGACTCCCTTCATATCGATGTGAAGCTCAAGAGGCAGCGGAAGATAGTTTCGAGAATGAGTTATAGCTATAACTCTAATAGTTTGAACGAAGATGACTGGAGCAGTCACCTCTGCGACTTACTCTGGACCGCGATTATTTCCAGAAATAAAGAGGCGGTGAGAAACTTTGACTTTGAATCCATCTATACAGACCTGAACAGAGTCGGGCTTGTAGAGGAAATGGGACCGTATCGATGCCCGTTGAAGTTTGAATGCGGCGGGATTTCTAGTAAGAATAAAATAATCGACAAGCTGTTGGCGCTGAAGGACGACAAAGTCCTGGAGTTTTTCCTGACCAGCGGAATGGTAATAGACCACTGGTTTGTTACTAAAGACTCCAATAGCGCGGAATTTAAACTTGTTGAAAGGATCAACTCTATTAACGAGCGTAAATTTCTTAACGGAGAGCGTTTACTCTACGGGTATTCAGACATCGATTGTTCTCCGTGTCCCAGCATCGGCGTAAAATTTCAAAACGGATTTTATTCAGATATGAAGAGGTTTAAGGTATCTACCACTTACAGAGAGTCCGATGCCGATCTTTTGAAACTACCTCTGCCAGACGTATCTGGCAGGGCAGACTTTGGAGTTTTGGATAAGATCTCTACCCCATAAGGTCGTCCCAAAACTTCTTTATCTTGTCATCGTAGAGCCGCTTCACCTTAATCGACTGATACTTCTGAGCTCCAGTCGGATTAGTGCCATCCCGATCGTATTCGATTCCGATCGGGGGGTACTTTGCCGATGTAATAGCGATCAAGGTTGATACTCCGTCCTCTCCGGCTTCCATCTTCTTCTTGACCACTTTGACCCGTTTTTCAAAAGAGTCAGGGTCCAGAGAATTGCCCAGCCAAGCCCGTACCACATCTTCAGCGGTAAGTGTTTTGCTAGGGCTAGTACTTACCGTTGATTTTGTTCCCATATTTTCTAGATTTCTACGGAACCGGGTGGGCAAGTAGCTAGATGCCCGACCG